TAATACTCTTTTTATGCTGTTCCAACTTTTCATGCTTTTGCTTTTCGAGGTAAATCCGTAACTTTTCTAAGTTCTTTTTGTGTGTTGACATACTTAATCACAACAAGTTCTATTATAGTTGGCCTGATACTTTTCTTCAAAGCTACCACAGCAACCTGGTCGAGTCAATACCATTCCGCTTGTGTAGTTCCTACGTGTTGGAATGATCGTGTCAATGTTGGAAGTAGGACTGGAGAATAAAGGATAGTCCGTTGTGTTGGCCAAAAGGAAACGAGTCACACGCTCGGAATACCATTCAGCTTTATTCCGGTAGTTATCCATCAATCGCTGTAACTCTTGCACGCTTGCTTGGGTGCTATTCTGATCGGTGCCACGCTCAACATTCTTGTTCCGGAATTGGAACCCTAATGCCATTGGTGCTTCCATCATTACCCACATTTGAAGGCATGGTTGGATATAGTCGGCAAGTAGCGTTTCATTTTCTTGCGTCAAAGAATTGCCAATGATTTGCGTTTGTAACTCTTTATAAAGGTCACTTCCAATAATCGGCTGTATGTGCATCTCCTGGCACATGATAACCGTAGGACGTAACTTGAACATTGAAACATTCTCGTTAATCAACGAGGCATCCTTCAATTGCTTTTCTGTGATAAATAATGCTTTTTGGCTCATGGCTTTGGCTTAACTAATACTTGGAACCAAGAATGTCTGCATGAAGGAATATGTGTGTTGGTGTCGGGCAATGTCATCCATCCACCTCGGCGTTCCCAAACTGAATACCCCATGATCTGTGAAATTTGGTTGATGTCGTTACGGCTGTAATATCTACCCAACTCAATCATTTTAATACAAAACTCACGGCTACCATCAATCAACTTTTGTGGACCAAACTCGGGAAGAACATCGTACCGGTACATCACTTGCACCAATGGCTCGCTTTGTGGTCTGTCGGGTTTAATAAAGTCCTTGGCGTTATCTCCAAGTTCTTTCAATGCGCCACGGATATTGATGGCTCCCTTTTCAATCAACGCACTGATTCGCTCGCTAATCTTTTCAACGGATTCACTCAACCGCTTGGAAATGTCATCGGCTGTAATGGTCGGGTCCTTCTTAATCTCTTTCAAGATATTGCTATCCAACTCTTCGTACTCGCTTGCAAATTCTTGCTCCATAAGTTCGAATCCGTAACGCATGGTTCGAGCTTTCAATTCAACAAAGTTCTCTTTGCTTTGCCCGAATTGTTGGAATAAATCCAACTCAACTTTGTCGTTACGCTTGAATCCGTGGAAGCTTGTTGAAGTTTCTTGTGGTGGTACTGGACTTTCCGGTGCGGGGTTCAATCCAACCAACGAACGTACTTCATTGTCAGACATCTTCTCGAGCACCTTGTTGGCCACCAATGGCGACAAAGCTTGAATGCTATCGGTAGTCTTTGGAACGTCCACGGTATCGTCTTTCAATCCCGCCATTTCACGGAGTTCGGCACGGCTCGCAATGGTTAATAATGTAGCCTCACTCAATTGGTCTTTGATTGGATCAGTCGGCATAATCTCCAACACTCCAACGCCATTGAAATCCAAAATATAATTGAATACTTTTTCAATCTTACGAACACGGTCCTCAACGTACACCGACTTGAATAGTTCGTACGACTCAATCAATTCAGAACGTCCACCCAATTGCCCGGAAGTACGAATACCGAATAGCATCGGTGACGTAACACGGTGAGCAACGAAGATTTCCGTCTGAATGGTGGTGTTTAAAATATCAAATTGTTTGTCCAGGTTGTTTGCTTCAAGGCCGGTAATCTCCAACCCGTTTTCTTTCGTGTCATTGAATGCAACAACAATCCTTTCGCCATCGTCACCCTTCATTTGGGTAATCAATTGACGCTTGATGTCACGTTGTTCTTCATCACTTGGAACACCGTTGTTGAAGCTGAATAAATAACCACCAAGGAAGCCATTGCGTAGGTTGTTCACGTGGTAGTTTGCAATCCTGGCATCGGTTTCAATGTAGGCCAACGCTCCCAGGTATTCCGGGATGGGATAGTATTTAACAGACGGCGCATAGGAAGAGTAATAAAATAGCTGTTTGCCTAATTTATTTTCGGGGTTGAATGCCATGTACTCAACCAATCCTTCCGGTTCTCCAAACTCTTTCCACTCCTGGGCGAAATAGAACTTGTCTTGCTTTTCATTCACTCGGATATTCCCAAAGTTCACGTGTGCAATTTGGGAAATCTTACCTTGTAAGTTCCAAATGATTTCAAGGGCAAACCCGTTGAAGATTTCAAAGTCAAGTGTAACCTTGTAAAGAATATCGTTCAAGTCATCGTACGGATTTGGGTGTTCCAATAACCGATTCAATTCTGTAACCAGTTCGGGTGACAAATCTTTTGGGTCGTACGTCCATCCTTTGCCGGTAATGTAGTTCACTTTCCCGTTAACAATGGCGTTATGCTTTGCGGACCTTTGGTACATCTCCAACAAATACGATGGATAGTTGTTGCGTTCGCCATAAAACACGTATGGTTTGCCATTCATTACCTTGTATTCCGGTAACTTGGACTCAAAGTTCTGTTTCTTTCTTGCCATTACATCGGTCTTAGCGACCCCGTAACTCCCTTTTATTCTGCGTGCACTCATAAATTTGGCTCAATATATTCGATGGTGTTTGAAGAAAACACGTTATCGGTTGTTTCTGATTCGATTACTTGGTACAATCCACACTCCAAAACACTCAAAACTTCAGCATCTTCCGGACAGGTCGCACCACTTTCGCCCTCGTATAGCGTGTAAGAACATTGGCCTCCCGGTATATTTCCGAGAGAAACATTGAATGCGTTGTAACGATCTGTTTGGAAAGATAGATCACTCGTTTTCGAGAACGAATAAAAGAAATCATTGTTGGTTGCGATGTGATGAATATTCAAATACAGCGTATCCCCTTGGCTATAAAACTCGGTCGCTGTAAAGAATAACCGGTTAACCTCGTTTGAATTAAGTAACTGCATAACCATAGTATTACAAAATTCAAAAAAGTAACAACAAAAAAGGGGATCGTTTCCGACCCCCTAAAACTAATATGGAAAGGAATTAAGGCAAAATTTCAGCCAATGTAACGATTGGGCTCGTTTCATTGGTGGAGAATGTCAAAGTCAATCCGTTCAAATCTCCCATTGCGGTACCAGTTGCACCGGTGCCAGTGGTTAGATTAACTCCGTTTTCGTAACCAAGAATCCATTGAACATTGTTGCGGTCGGTAGCAACAACTGCCAACTTAGCCTGGGCCATCAACTTCAATTCATTGCGAAGAGTAGCTGTAAGCTTTGGCAATTGGATTGTCAATTCTGTGGTGTAGAATGTAGTTCCAGTTTGTTCAGACGATGTAACTGTTTCGGTAAATTGTGCTGTGTTGATTGGCAATTCATACTTGAAGAATGTACCGGTAACGGTAGCAACTGCACCAGCTACAACGGGATCGTAAGTGATAGAAGAATCATTTGCAATGTGAACGTGTTTGATACCACCCACACTGTCTTTACACCCTAAAGTGTATCCTGCGGTTAATGCGCAACTCATATTTTTATTTCTTTATTGATTCAAAAAAAAAGGGTGGGCGATTTCACCCACCCCTTGGTTAATAGTTCAATCAGTTGATTAAGCCATTACGAACTTAACGATCTGGTCAGGGAACGCAACTTGGAAACCAGCTTTGAACTCACAAATGAAACGAACATCCATAGCTTCTTTAGCGTAGAAGATTTCGAATTTCTCTTGCTCATTCAACAAGTCGGTACCGAATACCAAGTTGGAAGTGCGCATAGCGTAGATAGAATAAGAAGTGTTACCACCGATTCCATCGTTCAATCCTGGGACAGCAACCAATTTGATGTTTGATCCTGGGATAATCATTTCACCTGACTGCATACCTTCGTAGTAAGAAAGGTTGAAGTAGTTAGAAGCAACGATGTCTTGACGGAACAAACGGAATACGTCCCATCCACAGAAAACAACCACATCGTCAGTTCCCAAGATGTCGGTTGGGATTGCTCTTTCGATAGCTTGCAATACAGTACGGCGTGAAGTAGTACCGGCAGCGTTAGCGATGAAATTTGCTTTAGAGATTGGTGTAGCACCGTTGCCAGTAAAGGCGTTAGTGTTCGCATCGATAACAGAAGCACCGGCTCCATCGATTACGTCTTTCCAACCATCGATGTTTGCACCATCACCAACCCAAGAAATTTGCTCCAAGTTTTGTGCAATCATGTTCACCTTCAAGTTAGCGTAAGCTTCTTCAAAAGGAATAGAATTGTACATTGAACCTGGGGTCAAGTGGTGTTGCAACCAAGTTTGTTCCAATGCTTGAGGACACAATGATTCGTGAACTTTCAAGTGCTTAACGTCAATGTTACGCTGGCTGAAAGTAGTAACTCCAGAATTGGAAGTGAACGAACAGCTAACTCCGTAAAGGAAAGGAGCGGTTGTTTCCATTCTGTTGATAGCGGAAGTACCTTTAAGTCCAACCATTTTGTTTGCCATTGCAATTGACTTCGCACCAAATACGGCTTTGGTCATCAATGGAAGTGTGTTTTGATTAACGTACGAGGTTAATCCAGTAAGTGTAAAACTCATCTTTTTTTTATTTTAAGGCTTGTAAAAATTTATTGATATTTTCGTTTTGCTTGCTCTTTGGGTACAAGTAAGTGAACGATGCGGGTTTAGAAACCTCGGCGGTTGGAAGGGTAGAAATCTCTTCAACAACTGCGGTCATTGCTTCAGTTGCTTTGGTCATGCCTTCAAACTTCTTCATCAATTCATCTAACTTTCCTTCCAAGGCCACGATGCGATCTTGCAATTCAGCTGTGATGTCAACGATTGGCATCTCTTCAGCCAACTCAACTTCAACCTCAACCTTTGGCTCTTCTTCCAATGGCATGATTTCAGCAATCAACCCGTCTTTAACAACGATCTTAGCAACACCAACGATTTCGTGCTCACCATCAGGGGCGGGAGCTTCGGTACCATCTTCAGCAACTGCAACAACTGGAACACCAACGGCAATCTCACCGTCAATCTTAACCTTTACACCGGAAGCAGTTTCGTATTCTGCAAAGTTGTGCTCAACAACGGGTGTTTCTCCAACTTCTTCGGTAGGTTCAGTTGTCACATCGGAAGACATCAAGTAAGATTTGATCTTTAACAATTCTGCTTTTATGTCCATAAATTTGACTTTATCAATAGTATTACGATAGGGGAAAAAGTGACAAAAAAAAGTTACAATAGAGAAATAATTTCATCAAGTAACGCAGTCAGTTCTACGTTCTTACCGAAGTTCATGGCGTGCGGTTGGTGCAAAAACTCACCTTCCACCGAAAACCCTTTGAAGGTTCCATCCTTTACGTCCTTCCAAACTTCATCGTTGTAAACTTTGTAAGAACCAAACCACGTTCCTTCCGGAAGGTCCTCAAATCCCTTGGGTGCAGAAATGCCACGGCTCGAATCCTTCAAGAACGTTTCAAACATGAACACCCCATCCACCTGGTCTTTGTGCTCTTTGTTTACGTTGTTGCTGTTTTGATTGCGCATGAACTTTTCTGCAATCTTCTTCACCATTTCAGCATCGTAAGTCACGTAATATTCACCAAAGGAATTATCCCGTCTGTAAATCAGTTGATCGGGAATCATTAAGGGACCGGTGACAATTCTTTTCTCGTCATCGGCGGTGAACTTTTGCGACTTGAACGCATGAAAATTTCTTTCAATGGCGGGTGTATTCACCAAGGCCACGAACTCAACCCCGGTATCTTCATCTTCCGGATTGATTACTAATTTGTAAATTGGTAGTTCCATTATTTTCCTAATATTGCTGTTTGACTTAATTGGCGTGATCTTCTTTGTTTGTCGGATATTTCGCTTTCAACCACGTAAGTTCTCGCTGGTCCTTGACGTAGGTTACCCTGGGCATCCAAGTTCAACATGGTGGAATTTATGCCAGGTGTGGTCGTTGATTGGGAAGACGGTTGAAGTGAAACGTTCGCCCCAATGTTGTTGCTTGGTGGAGAACCACCGCCCTCAAATTTGGTGTCTGAAATCTTTTTGATTTGAGCAATACCGGTGGCAAGTACGATCGCAGCTTTTGCAAAGTTCATACCGGTTAACTGGTCTTGAGGTACGGCGATTTGTTGCGCCACACCCATTGCGGTTGCTGTGATTGCAGAAGCTATCTTGAACTTTTTATCCCGCTCAAATGCTTTGCGTTGGCCGTCCATATCTTTCTTGCTAAACGCTTCATTCAACGAGCTCAAAGCATTCAATCCATCCATGGTTACTTGTGCCCATTCCATGGCGGTTGCTTTCTTTTTTTCAAACAATGCCTTTTCATCTTGTGCTTCTTTTTCCTTAATAGCTTTTTTCTTCAATGCGATTTGGTCTTCAATCTCAATGGTTGAAAGTCCATAATCATTTTGAATCTGAAGTTGGTTTTCAAGTTTCTGAAGTTCAAGCTTTTCAGT